GTTCATAGTAGACGATTCTAGAAAGAGACTAGCATTGCCTAACTTATTGTTTTTCAAATATGCCCTAAAATTTGCACCAAGATATTTGATCTCTAGAATTTCATCAAAATCCTTCTTCTGCTTTTTCACATAACTATGTAAATAAAAGTTTCTGCTTTCAATGTATTCCATCAAGCTATCATGCTCATCAACTAACAGGCTCTTGCAAAAACAAAAAATCTTTATAGTGTAGTCTGGTGCGTCAATGTTGTTCAATAAAGATAATGTAGTATTCTTCAAAATTTCGTATAATGTGACATCTGTCTCCTTAATACGCAAACCCAAAACCCAATCTTTAAATACAGCAGTCTCATAATTTCTAACTCCCACAAAAAAGTTAACAATTAATGCTAACTGATCTAGTGCTCTTACGATATTACTTTTTGTAAACTTGAAAGAATGTGCAAAAATCTTCTCACCAGTCTTTGGATTAGAAACACTGTACTCATCGATCCCCAAAGTAGTGTAGCAAGAGTATGGTAAAAGACCATTTTCCAAGTATCCCTTCAAGAAATCAAAATATGTTGGGTTGCCATAAGAATAAGACATGCCATATGTAGAACCTACACCTAGACCTATCAAATCTTTAAAAACTAGCCTGCAGTAGCTTCTGCTGGTCTTTAACTTTTCCAAATCATAGTACTTCTCAACTTTCTTTGTGTCTCTATAGATAGAAGTATGACTTAAATAACTTCTGCAATCTTTCACAAAATTTTCCTTGTTCACAAGATATTGCAAAACTACAGCTGGAGAATTTTCCAATTCAATCCATTTGTAACTTCCTGGGATTTTCGCAGATGTGGAAACTAATGGCATTTCTGGAATCTCATTCATATATACACTATCTGTGTAGTTATAAAAAGCCTCAGTATTGGTATCTCCACATGTAAGTGTCTGCCAGTACTGTAAGTCCATATTTGATCTATAATATCTATTGGACATATCTGTTGCAAGTTTTTTTAATGAATGGAAAGACTCACGGATATTACTGTACTTGGTGTCATTAGGATCTACTAGTCCTTTTAAATACACACATCTTTTAGACGAAAATGCAGAATGTCTTAAACACATTGCGCTTCTACTAATTGTTGTATAAGCTTGAGTGAAGGAACTGTTATAGTACATGCACTTTAGCCATTCTACAGTCATTTCTCTTGTTCTGGGCTTGCAAAGCATGTATGTCAAGTTCTTTTCAAAAAACAATTTTGCCTCATCAAATTTGATTTCTAATTTATTTTGAATCGCACGAACCCTATTCTTTTTTACTTTATAGCTAAATTGAGGAGTGTAGAATTCATTTAAGTCAAATTCTGTAATTGGGTTGATTTCATCAGTTCCAGTTTCTTTCATATGACCCAGAACAAACAAACCTCTCATTATGATCTTCATGCCTGCATCATTCAAATATTTTTCTAGCCGATAATTGTTTGGGTTCCCTTTAGTGGCAACATATACCAATGGCACACAGTCGGGCAATCCATATAGTTCTAATGGTAAATTTTTTGGATTCAAATTTTTTAGTTCATTTCTCATCTTGGGGCTCAGAGAATATGCATTATATACTGTTACACAATGAATAACCTGCATAATATAAGAAGACACAATCGGTACTCCCATTCTAATACACTCTCCAGCTCTGGAAATAATGGACATAGCATCACTTCTGTAATTTAAACAAGACAGATTTGTCCCCACCTCCTTAGTCTTTTTAATGCAAGGATATGCCATCTGTCCATTGAAAGAGAAAAGGGAGATAAATTCCATAATATATTTTTGCACATTTGTCTTTTTCACACTATCGTTGATGCCATGCATTCTTTGAGAAAGTTTATGATAAACCCTAAAATCTTCAAAATCCCTTCTATTTCTTACACGAACTAATAAACAATAGTCGTCAGAGTGCTCCAGATGTCTGCAAAAAATAGTCCTGTCAGGATGATTCTTTTTCCACATATGAATAGCAAATTCAGTTGCAATAACTGCTTTTAGAGAAGAAGAATAGTTGAACATACCTTGCAAGAAATTTTGTGTACTCTTTAATGTGTTGCCGTCTTTCAGATAGGTTGTTTCCTTGTCAATAAAAAATGTTTTTTTTAAAATAGAATCTGGAATGCTGATTTCTTTCTGAGCCCATGTAGAAAAGACAGCATTATTATATAATGTAACATTTTTCCCAAAGATTTTTTCCAATCCCTGAGACATTGCATAAAAACTAGACATTGTTTCACAAGCAGACCATTTTGTGCAGTCCCCATTAACATACAAGATCTCATCATCTCTTCTTTCCGACGAACGGATAGTCTCATTGATGTACTCTTGCATAAATTGCATCTTTCTATCACCAGCAACAGAAATCATTTCATTTGTCACTATATTTGCTAGTGATTTATAAGAGTTTTCTGTAATTCTAGCCATAGCTTTTGCACCCAGGTTTAACACATAGAATTCCCTTTTAGCACCATACTGAGCTTTGATGCAAATATCTGCTAAAACTTTTGCATTGTTGTTGGCCATATTCCAATGAGCGATGTCTAAAACT